TACCAGAATATTTATCAGAAAATAATGTATAACCAGCTACGTTAGTTTTAGTTTTACAAAAAACTCCCGCCGGAAATAAAATACCTCCCGCAAAATAAAGACTAGAAAGTTGTGTAGTGGGTATATCAAGATATAATTTTGTATCTCCCGCATTTGAAGTAGTGGTTAATTCTAAAATGCCTGCCCCGCCACCATCAGATGCAACTGAAATTGAATAAATTCTAACCGGTGGTGCTATAATCGCAGATGCGCCTGCAGCTGCTGCAGATCTAGTAGCTTGAATATTTAATTGACTCATATTTTTATCTCCTTAAAAAGATGCTCCCGAAGGAGCACCTAATTACTTATTAGCTTAAGTTATTATTTTGTTGATACAAAATAGTAGCTCTAATTTCACCATCTGTAGTAGCACCAGTACTTGTCCACGTAATTTTTACGTCTGCAGTACCTGTGTCAGCCCAAGCCAATGCACCACCAGCTTCTGTTGTTGGATATGCTCGTCCAACTCCTGAAGCCACTGTCACTGAATATGAATTGAGAAAACTAGTATTCCCACCAACTGTATCACCAATACTGAAAACTGCAGTAGCGTTGACCATTGCTGTAGGTTTATCAAGTACTATATCAATGATTTGTGAGTTAGCTGGAATAACAACGGTCGTAGAGTTTGCCGCAGAAGCTCCACTATCAAGTGTAGCGCCTGTTGAAAACGTTTGTGCCATTACCACTTGTCCTGTGTTTTTAACATTTGAACCAAGTGTAGTTCCAGTTGTGTTTGAAATCGTTCCCGCTTTTATCGGTCCCGAAAATGTAGTTGTTGCCATTTTATAATCCTCCTAGATTATGTAGATCCAGTCTCTAGGCCGTCGACTATACGCGTCTAGATCTAATTAGTTAATTGTATAGTGATTAAAATATATATGAAATTTTAGTAGAGTGCAAGAGATCCTACAGTAAAAGTACGATTTCAGCGATGTGGCGTTTATCTAAGTTGCCACTGAAACTTGGGCGGCTGAAGCTTGGATTGCATTTTCTCTATCTGCAATTTTAGATTCTTCCAGTTTGATCTCAGTGATAATACCTTTAATTGCATTATCAATTTCGACCATATTGAGAGTATATTTACCTTGTTGCTCATACTCCAACTGCCACCTCAACTCCAAGGACCGTTTTTGTTTGTATAGGTCTTCGGTCATGACTAACCTCCTCATAGGTTATTCTACGGGTGTCTCGAAACATTCCCGTTGATTCCCATTTTATACGCTTTTCTCCTAGTTTGTCAATGATTGCCTGCTCAATAGATTGAGCATTATCTTCCGCTAAAACTTCAAATTTAGCGTGATAATCATAAGCCCACAGATTCACTAGGAAATTTTTCATATATTCACCCTTATAAAGTAAAAAGGGGCCGTTTTAAGGCGGCCCCTTAATTTGTTAATTATTACGCACCTTCAACACCGTAGATACCTCTAGGGTCGGATACTCCAAACGAGTATCTTTCTCTAGCTTTGTATCTTACGTTGCCTGTTGAGAAATCGCCTTCCATCTTAGTTTGGATAGGTAATCTTTCAAAGTACTTCATACCATTAGGCACGTCAGTGTTAATGTACCAAGAATCAGTATCTGTTAGATAGTGATTTACTCTGTATCCTTCAGGGATCATTCCCATGTTCTTAAGAGCATTGATATCATTATCAGCTGTACCAACTCTACCTTGAGATTTTAACAATCTCTCAGCATTGAATTGGTTTTCAGAAGGAACAATCATTTTCATTCCTCTAGCTGCGATTTTAAGACCTCTTTCATCAGTTAGTGCAGCAATGTCAATCAATGCTTGCTCTAATGATGTTTCGTTAAGGTCTGCCTGTGTACTTAGCGTGTTTGAAAAAGTTCCAGCGATTGTTGGGTGTGCTGTATTGAACAAAGACACGGCATCTCCAGAATCATAGTTATCTGTAGTAGGTAACCCTTGATTTAAAGGTACTGCTGCCTTGATCTGTTTAGCATTTGCCATCGATCTCGCTAGCGCTTTTGTATAACGAGACGAAAGTCTGTCATACAGGTTGTCTTCCATTGCTTCTTCAGTCAAAGCGAATGCAAGAGCCACTGTTTCGTTAGTGTATCTTGCAGTAAATGTTTCTTGTGCATTGTCGTATGCAACAGCTGAACCCTCAGGTTTAACATATGCATTAGCAAAGCCAGATAACATTACTTCTTCTTCAAAAGCTCTGTCAGATGATTCAGTCACATAAATTTCTTTATGCTCTTGATCATATCTTTTGTATTCCAAGCCGAATAGTGCATTCAAACCTGGCTCTAGTTCTTTAACTAGTTGTTGTCGTGATATTGCCATAATTTATTTGCTCCTATTAAGCTGCACCGGCAGTTCCAGAACCAAATAAATGTTCACAAATCTGAACACGCCAATTTACATTAGCTGCTCCGATTTCGTCATTTTCTGGGTCTCTAGAGACACCGATAACTTTAAGTTGTGCCGGACCTGCTCCAAAAGTGTCTGCAGATTCAGCGGTTGATAATCCGTCTCGAGTTCTACCACCATTCGAAGCAAGATCGCAAGTCATGTAAATGTCTGCTTGAGCAGAAGCACCTGTAGCAGCTGATTGAATTTCAAACATCTGCATTGGGCTGTCATAAACAAAACCCTCAATATCTTTACTTGAAGGAGGTGTAATTGCTCCCGGGTAGTAGTTCTTAAACGTAGGTTTTAGTGTAGTGGGATCAACATAAAAACATCCCCAGAAAGCACCCACATTTAAAACGTCAGTGAGACCAGCAATATCAATATATCCAGTAGCAGTTGCGCTTACTAGAGAACCTTGATACATCGCGCTGGCTTCACCGGCATCAATCCAATGTGAACTGAATCCAGTAGAGTCATCTTGTTGTCCAACTGTCTTTAACGGTCTAAGACCGAAAGCGGCATCTTTATTTGCCATAGTTGTTTCCTCCGTTGTCACCTGTCCCGAAGGACTTCCAGTGACGGTTAATTTAAATTCGTTGATTAGTAATTGTTAAAAAACTTTACTTACCACCGAAAGATTTGCTAGAGCGGCTATCATAACTGATAGGCATGCTCGGGTGCTGATCCTTCAGTAAATCGGTTTTGAGAGCATCGTCTCGTTCTTTAGCTTTGTCGCTATAGTACTTTTGACGTGCTTCGGCGATTTCGTTCGGTATTCTGGCCAGCAACAGACCTCCAACTCCAATGATTCCCTTATGTTTGCCGTTTGTAATGACTGGATAATCTGAGTTTGCGTACTCTGACGCGCTAACTAAAACATATCCTGATCTTAATTTACCAGCAATATTTTTAGTGTCATCAAAGCCCAAACTTTCAGCTCTTATCCATCTATGTCGAAATCCATCCGGCGCAGGTGGTGCATCTAAAGATGAGGGTGGTGTCCATTCGACAGGTCGCTTTGTAGCTTCCCGTGTCTCAGACGCGCGAGGGTCTTTTTTAACTTCTTCTGTAACTTTTGTAGTTTCAGTTTTAGTTTTTTTCATATGCAATTTACTCCTCTATTACGTTTAATTGTTTAGCATATTCTTCAAGTGGCACATTCAGTTTTTTAGCAATTGCTACCTGTGATGATGTGAGTTTCACAGTTGTGCGACCAGTACCTCTTTTAACGTTTCGCGTAGCTGATGCTACAGTTTGTGTAGGTTTAGTCGTTTGTTCTGTTACATTACCAAATTTATGGGGGAATTCAAGTTTTATTCTTCTATCTAATTCTCCATAATAATCCTCAGATTGAGGATCGTAACCTTCCTCTTCAACCAATTTTTTGTGCATGTCAAACGCAGTGTAAGTCATAGCGTTATCGCTACCAAACCACTGGTTTTTCCCTGCCCATTCAGTTGCTCTTGCATCTGGTTTTGGTCTTTGAGGATCTTGTTGAATATTTGTTTGTTGATTTAATTCACTCTTCTCTTTAGGTTTTCTGGCTTCTTGATTAACCTTCATTTCAGCCAGTCTTGCTTCTTCATAACCAAGTTTAGCAATTTCTTTTTGTGCATCCACTTCGTCGTTTATATTTCCAGCTTCTCTAGCAGTCGTTAATTTTCCTTTAGCTGCTTCAAGACTTGAAGTGATTCGATTCTCCATTTCAGATACATATCCTGTATCTAATTTAGCCAATCTCTCTTTTAAAGTTTTTTGTTCTCCAATAACTGTACGAGCATAACGTGTTGCTTCATCTCTTTGACGTTCAGATTCACGCATACGTTTAGTAAGTTTGGCGATTCTTTTTTTAACGCCTTC